CAGACAAGAGTATAGTTTATTAAATCAAAAAAATTTATTAAAAAAGATTTATTCATTATTAGAAGAATCAAATGGTATTAATGTAAAAATTAATAAAGATATAAATGAATTGGGCAAAAATTTATTAAATATAGATCCATCTACTTGCAAGATTGAAAAAGACATTGAATTAGAATATTTTACAAGTCTTCCTGGGCAAAAAATACAAGTTATTGATAATAAAAATAATTGTAAAAATTATAATTTTTTAGATTGGTTAAAATATTATAAATTTTCATGGTATTGCTCATTTTTTAATTTAGACAAAGAGACTAATAGTTTAGATGTTGAGAATACATATAATTTAAAAAAAATTAAATCAAGTGAATTAAATAAGAAACCTTCGACAAGATCTAAAATTAAAAGTAATGCAATCTTTTTAGATCAATATAATAACCCAGTAATATTTATTTACAGACAATCATTAAATCCGAAAATACTGTATTTTAAAATTAACACTATAGAATTTTCTGAATTATCATTTTATTTTTGTTGTAAAATTGTAAATAGTAGTATTGTTGATAAATTTCTGAAACAAATATTAACAAATGTAAACTCATTTAATGGTTCTAATATAGCAGATGCTTTAAAAGAAGATCAATTTAAATCTGAATTTAGTAGAAACTTATTTAATTTGTCAGAAGTAACTACTTTTTTACATGATTTAAAAATATTATTAGATGTTATAAGCAAACATTACAAAGTTGTAAATGTAAGTAATAAATATAATAATTTAATTAAAAAACATAAATTATTAGAAGAAACAATAGAAAAAGATATAAAAAATTTTAAAAAGATAGAAAACGACTATAATGAATTAGATAAAAAGTATGAAAATTTATTAAAGAATAATAACGAGGCATTAAAATTAAATTTAAAAATGCAAAAGTTTCATAGTGATACAAGTAAAGAAAATTTAAATTTAAAAAAAGAAATAATTTCATATGAAAAAAATATAAAAAGTTTAAGATCATGTAATACATTATATTTCATGTTTCTATTTATGATAATTACAACTTTATTAATTTTAGATTTAGTACTAAAACCAAATAAAGTAGAATTATATAATAAAGTATTAAACTTTATGTTTTATAAAATCATTGAGTTTAGAAATTATTATGAATTATAAGTAATATTTTTTATTTAAAAATTTTCTGTATATTAAAAAAAAAATATTAATAAAATATATATATATATGAAGCAAATAATTGATACTTTTCAAATAGGTGATATACAAGATACATTTTATAAAAAAATTAATCCAACTGCATATTTTAATTACTTAAAAAAGAAGAAAATTATACCGAGTGCATTTGCAGTTGTAATGGGTTCTTTGATATCAGGAATAGTAAAAATCTTAACAAAAGATTTGATAATACCTTTATCAAAAGGTAAAGTAAAAAAACTTTATAAAAATTTAAGAAATGCACCAAAATTATATGGAGCATTAGTAATAAACTTTTTTGTAACAACATACATATTATTCGTAGTTGGTTCATTTTTTGAATAATTTAATAATATTACTTAATTTTATTAAATTTAAAACATATTACTTTTAAGATATTCTTCTTCTTCAAAACTTAATTTAATATTACATGTTCTTTTTCTACTTGGATAATAACCAAATTTTTTTATTGATTTAGAATGTTTATTTAAAAAATCGTTTTTGTTTAAAAGTAGTTTTTTATTAATACCAGTTGAATTTTTTATCTTATTCAATAATATTTTTCTAATAAAATTATGATCATAAATATTTTCACTATGTTCAAAAACAGTAGTCCAAAATATAAATTGCCATACATTAAATTTCTTATACCATCCTTTTTTATAAATATAGTATGCAAGTTCTAAACTTAAATTATCATATTGAAATGATTCACAATTACCTCTATATATATGTCTACTTAATTGATCAATTACTAGCATTATTAGAAAACAGAAATTCATATTATTTTTCCATAAATTTTTGTTGTAATTATTGTTAACTATTATGTTATGTAATTTATAAAATTTTTGTTTTAATTCAAAATCATACTGTTTACCCATATAAAACCATTTATTTATATCATCAAATCTATTGAACCAAATATTTTCAAATTCTAATAATTTCTTTTTAATATAATTATCATCAGAGCCACCGGTTTGTTGTAAATTTAAGTAGTTTATAACCTTAAACTTCTTTATTATCATATATAATTACTCCATATTATAAACTGTTGAATCTAAAGTAGTCGAATCTAATGTTGAACTAACTTTTAAATCTTTACTCATTTTATAACTATTGAATTCTATTTTATTGAATAATAATTCTTTTGGTTTTTTATTTACTATATTACCAAAATTCATAACATTCATTTCAACAATTTCTTCATCAGTATCAGATGACATTTCAGAATCTGATAGTACAAATGAATCCATATAAATATTTAAAGATAATAATTTTAAATAAGTAAGAATGGTTAAAAAAGCAGAAAATATAGTTTCGGAGTATTTAGATTATTATTATAAATACAAAAAAATGTTTGGAAATAAAGTAATAATTTTAATGCAAGTAGGATCATTTCATGAGGCATACTGTACTGAAGAAAAAGGTCCTAAATTACATTTAATAGGAAATGATATAAATCTAACCGTAACTAGAAAAAATAATAAAAGAAATAAAAATAATGTAGATGTTTCTAATCCATTTATGATGGGTGTTCCATCAGTTGCATTAGAAAAATATTTACAAAGATTAATTGATAAAAATTATACAATTGTAGTAATAGATCAAGTAACACCACCACCTAGACCTAAAAGAAAAATTACAGGTATATATTCCTCTGGAACTAATTTAAATGATAATTCTCAAGAATCAAATAATATATTAAGCATATACATTGAAGAAGGTAAAGATTATTTATCAAAACAAACAGTATTATGTATTGGTTTTACTATTTTAGATTTAACAACTGGTAAGATTTTATTACATTCAATACAATCAACAACAAATGATCATACTTTATCATTAGATGAATTATGCAAGATATTATCATTTTTTAAGCCAAGAGAAATAATATTAAATACAAATTTAAAAAAAACTAAATTAGAATACATAAATAATTATTGTGAATTAAATTCATTTAATATCTTAAACAATTCATATTTCAAGAAAGACTTTATTAATATAAATTTTCAAAATAATCTTTTTAAAAAAATTTGGAACATTGAATCTCAATTATCAGCAATTGAATTTTTAAATTTAAATGAAGAATTTTTACGAATTAGTTTAGTAGTAGCAATATGTTTTGCTGAAGAACATAATTCTAGCATTATACAAAATTTAAATTTACCTCAAATTTACAATAAAATGCAATTTTTAAAATTAGGAAATGATGCAATTTCTCAATTAGATTTAATAAAAAATAAGTCACATTCATTTTATTCTGAGGAATCATCATATAGATCATTATTTGACATAATTGATCAAACTAAAACAGGTATGGGAAAAAGATTTTTATATTATCAGATGTTACATCCATTACTTGATACAAAAGAAATAAAAAAAAGATATGATATAATTGATAAGTTAGATAAGGATAAAAAGAATTTTACAGATCATTTAAAAAATATATCAGATATAGAGAAAATGTTTCGTAAAATGTCTTTAGGTACAATACATCCAAGAGAATTATTTAGTATAATTAACAGCTTTGAATTTATATCAAGTTTATTCAAGGATAGTAAGAAATATTTTACAGAAGTAAGTAAATTAGAAAAAAATACAAATAAAATTATAAAGTATTTTAATGAAAAATATGAAACAGAAGAATTAAAAAAATACTTATTACATGATATTGGTAATAATATATTTAAACCAAATTGTTATAATGATATAGATACATTATCAAACAAAAAACATATTGCGTATTCAGCATTAAAAGAATTGTCATCAAAATTATCATCATATTTAGAAAAAGAAAATAAATATAATTTTAATGGAACTAAACTTCAATGTGTTAAAATAATTTATTCAGATAAGTATGGTTATCACCTTGATATTTCTAAAAGACGTTTTGACTTACTAAAAAAAGAGATTAAGAATAATAAGATTGAGATAAAATGCAATAAATTATTAAATTTTAAAAATAATAAAATAATTTTTGATATAAACGACATACATATGGGAAAAATCAATAAAGGTAATACATTAAAAATATCATCATTACATATTGATAGAATCAGCAATATGATATTATCTTGTAATGAACAAATAAAATCATTATGTAGACAATATTTTACAGAAGATATGGTAAAAACATATAATGATCATTGTAAATTTTTAATGAGCCTAGCAAATACAATTAGTTACATTGATTTCATAAATTCTGGTTTAGTTGTTAAAAATAAGTTTAATTATTCAAAACCACTTATAAAAAAGAGTAAAAAATCATTTGTTGACTTTAAGAACGTTAGACATCCTATAGTTGAAAGAATAATTGATAGTGAATATAAAACTCATAATATATCATTAGGTAAAACAAAAGATGGTATTCTTTTATATGGTTTAAATTCAGCAGGTAAATCAACTATAATGAAAGCAATTGGTTTAAATATTATACTAGCACAAATGGGTTATTATTGTGCATCAAGTAAAATGACATATTATCCATATGAAAATTTGTTATGTCGAATCTCTGGAAATGATAATATATTCAAAGGTTTATCTTCATTTCATTTAGAAATAAATGAATTAGATGCTATATTAAATAGATTTAATAAAAATACTCTTGTGTTAGCAGATGAAGTTTGTAAAGGTACAGAACATGGTTCAGCTTTATCATTAGTAGGAGCATTTATAGAGAAACTAGCGAATGAAGGTACATCATTTATTTCTGCGACTCATTTACATGATTTAGCAAAATTAAAATCAATTAAAAATTTAAAAAACATAGATATGTTACATATTGAAGTAAATTATGATTATGAAAATAATTGTATTATCTATGATCGTATATTAAAAGATGGATCTGGTCCTTCTGAATATGGTCTTGAAGTAGCCT